ACCTGCTCCAGTGGCAGTATCGGTTGGCAAGTCAATGTCATTGCCTTTGAAAATAATTACATTTTCACCATTGGTTGAGCTGGTACTTAATTTCTCAACAACCGAATCCAGTGCACCAGATTTAATAGCGCCGTCCAACTGAGCAAAACTGATGGTGGGATTGGTTGCCAAAAACTCCGACACTGGCATTTGTGGATCACTGTGGTGGAACAATAGATCTTCACGTTTGGTTGTCAATATGGCCAACAATTCGCCATTGGGGTCAATGGATTTGGTTTGGCTGTACTTGGGATCAGAAAAATCCCCAGTGCCATCAAAGTCTTCTGTAATGATTTCGTTTATACGCATATCAACGACGTGCGCGACCCAATTCTTCTTCACCACCTGTTGCAGCTGGCGTTGCATCAAATCCATCACCAGCATCTGCATCAAGGTCGCTATCGCCCATACCGGTGTCAACACCACTCATTGATGGCAAATCATCTCCGCCCATACCGGCAGCTGGAGCACCAAATCCGCCCATGTCAGTGGCAGGTGCCTGCTCGCCGCTCAGTACGCGGACTGCGGTGTCAGATGTATCACGTGCGGTGCTTAATGCAGTATACAAATCTGTCAATGTAGGACTAATAGTTCCTTTGAATGCTTCGGCTTGCTCGCTGCCAATTTGGTCACGTATGGTGTCAATCAATGCAGGAATTTGTTCGTTTTGCACTTTGCTGATTTTTTCCAACATGTCTTGCACGCTGTCAACAATGTCTTTGGCGGCTAGAACTGCTTCGCTACGTCCTAATTCGCTTTCAAACAGGCCTTGCTCACTGCCCAACCACTTGTCAAGACCTTCTTTGACCAGCATGAGTTCCATGTACTTGGGATTCTTTTCTGCGGTATGTGCGCCAAAACTACGTTTGATTTGTGTGATGTTTTCACTCAGTGCTTGACTCAAACGTTCAGCTTTGGCATAGCTCAAATTATCATAATCAATAGTGAATCCAAAACGGCTTTCCATAACCTTGTTGATCTTTTGTGGCGTTACCGCTGTATGCATTTCAGAGAGTCTCATAGTGTTTGTTCCTAATTAATGGCTTACAACCATACTTTATTATATTTAGCATGTAAATGTATTTTTGATATTTTGTCTTGCGCAGTTTCTAACTGTTTTTGTGCTATATCTAACCTGGCTTGCCTGATATCCACTGTTTCGTAGTCTTTTTTTATTCGTGCACGTTTTTGGCCAAGACGCATGGCTTGCACGTCTGCATAATTTTTATTTATTTCGCAATCCAGCGCCAGTATTTCCCATGCAGTATTCAAGCGATTTTTTATGATATAAACAACATAAAGAACTGCACTTATTTTGTCGTTGAACACGTGCACTGATTCATGGTTGGGGTCAAACACCTCGCAAGTTTGATTTTTGTTAACAGTCAAAGAATACAGGCCAATTCGGTAGCCGTTATTTGTGGGCAGGCATATGGGATTTCGTTGTTCCCGTTGCATGGATCCAAGTTCTCGGTTGGTCCAATATTTAAAATAGCCAGTGGCTAAATCTGTGATTTGTTTGACTTCGGGAGGCAACGCTGATTTAGCGGATTTTTTTCTTGTATGTGATTTGGCCATTGTTGTTTGCACGGTGCACAATATCTTGCACCACTAGTTGATTCATTATGTATTGCTCATGTTCATCGAGCTGATTTTTACCAATTTCTGACTGTACTTCAAAGCGACCCAGTATGTCAGCTTGTTCATTGGTTATTGGAATTTGTATGTTGTTGATTAGTTCTACGATTTTCATTTTGTTGAGATATGTATGCCTAGTGTTATTAGACCAGTAATAAGTACACCAATTATAGTTGTACCAATGGCCACCAGCGTCTTGTATTGTCCGCTATCGGCACTAGACAATGCATTTTTAATGTCCACGAGATGGTCTTCTACCTTGTTCATTCTCAATTCGAGATTATCAAGTTTTGTTTCCAAACTGTTATACCTTTCAGCGCATAATTCCACGTGCGCCTCTAGGCTTTTCTTTTCAATATCGGTACCGGCCATTTTCGTTAATCTTTCTAATAGGGGCGATGCTGTTTTAGTATGCTGTAAAAATGAGCCTTGATAGTGAGCCTGAGTGGTGCCGTAGCATCAATTTATTATTTATTGTTTAGTAAGCTGAGTAAAGTATATGTTTTTAATGGCACCGTGTGGGTAAAATATCGGCAACATGAAACGTGCAGTTTCTCCAAGTCCAGTGACTATGGGCACCTGTTCAAAATCTCTAAGTAAACCACCCAAAGGTTCATTGGGCAAATCATATACACCAGACGATTCCACTGCCCATTTCCAGGTCCATACTCGTTGCTTGCCTGCGTAAAATTCACCAAATTTAAAAAAAGTCAATTCAAATTCGTCAATGCAGCAAGGTACGGTTATGTGCTGAGGTTGTGTGCGCAGACCAATGCATTGTAACAATGTTTCCCAATTACGATGTTGATTGCGTTCCATGTTGTCTTGATCTTTACTACGTGTGACTCCTGTAGCAGTTACGTCTACTAGAGTGTAGCCTTGGAACATGTATAAGTTGGACATAACAATATTTAGCGGCCAAGAAAAAAGGCACAATAATGTGCCTTCATTCTAGTTTAAAAAACTATCAAGCGAACTTGATACCACCGCTAGTTGTAACAGTGATCAATGGTGCATAGATGTTGGCTGCAACACCGATGTTACCAGTTGGGCTGTTAGCTGAGTTGGTCAATGCACGAATACGTGCTTGGATAGCTGCAGCTGCAGTTGTTGTACCGTCACTTGAACCAGCACCAGTAGCTTCAACAAGAACACTCAAACGATCAGTGTCAACTTGGTAAGCAACAATTGTAGAATCAATAGCGATTGAGCGTAGAATTGCTTCTACTGAACCGCCAGTTGCTGATTCAGCAGCTGTGTTTGTACCTGTCAAAGTAGTAATTTTCAATGCCACTGGGTTCTTTGTCAAACCTGTAGCAATAATTGTACCTAGTGTACCGTCTGTTTTTGCATCAACGTTGTTGATACCTTGTGCATCACCTGCATAACGTGTTTGGATAGCCATTTTATTTTTCCTTTAAAAATATTAACGCTTTCGCGCTTGTAAATATTTATCTTTTGTTTAAAAAAACAAGAATCTTACTTCAAGATTACTTGTTAAAATGAGCTGCGCCAAACTGTCCACGATTTACCAGTTTAATTAGCCCAGCACTAGTAGGTACTACAAACCCTTCCCCGCCAGGTTGCCCGGCTACAGATTGACTAAATCCCTTGACTTGTTTCTCTAACTGTGCCGCTAGATTTTCCTTCAATTGATATACTGCATTCCAGGTTGCGACCAATGCAGCCAATCCAGCTTCATTTTGCTCCAGATAGCCGTTTTCTCCCACCAGGAGTTTGACTTGCTTGGCACTGAGTTTACTGTTGGGGCTTGCTAGCCATGGAACCAGTTCTTCGTTTGTTTGCGCGGTGATTTTGTGATTAAAATACTTTTGTATAGCAGCTCTAGCAACGCCATCCATACCATGTAAGAATTGTTCTGCAGCTGCGCCTGTTGGGCCAGTAACTGCTTTACGTGCCTTGGTAATTAACTGTGTGGGTTCAGCCAATGTAAAATTAATTCCAGCCTTGGGTGCAATAACTGCAACATCACCATTATTTGCTAGCCCTGTTTTGCCGTCCCATGGAGCGCCGTTCAATTGATGTACAACAACTACTCCTACTTTATTGGCAACTAGTTTGCCAATTGGTGATTGTGGGGGTATGCGATACGTTACTGTTGTGGGTTTAAATTCAAACATGCCGTTTACCAACGGTGTTTTGCCCACACTCATTAAATCACCTTTGTATGTACCAGCTTGTACTACATCGGCTTTCAATCCGTTCCAAATGGTAGCAATTTTTGCATACAAGTCGGGCCTTGCAGTACGAGATTTTTTCATTGTTGTATCATATATTTCCCAGTCCCGGGGACTTTTGGCAAAATATCCCTCGGGCATATATTTGTCGTTGATGTAAAATTCACCGGCCGGGGTGTATCCAAATATCAACGCAATCCCACCGTCCCATTTGATGCTTATGCTACCAGCATTGCTAATTGCTTCTTCAAGTGCACGCTCGTATTTTTGTGCTTCCTGTTGGCTAATAAAGATTGCATCTTCGGGGTGAGGAATACGTGGACTGGCATCTACAGCCTCAGTTAGGTTTTGTATAAAACTCAACATCATTGAAAATATCCTCGTACCATCTCTAATCCTTGCAATACTTTTTGTCTGTCAGACTCGGCACGAGCACGAGCTTGTGGAGTTTGTGCTTTGTCCCGCTTTTTACTGTTGACATCCGTCATGGCTTTTTCTTCATAGCGGCGCCAGAAATCACGCAAAAAGTCAGTGGCCGTGTCCCATGGTTGCAAGTCGCCGCGACCAAACATACCGTTTGCTTCGCAACTTTGTGCAAATCCACGTACACCATTGACCAACTTGAAAATCTTGACATCTTCTATGTCGTTGCCAGCAAACTGTCGCAACATGGGATCAATCTTGGGTTGTTTAACACCCAGTAATTTTGCTTCATAGTTGAACACATCAAGTATGAATGTCTCGGGAGCAGTGGTAACTGTGATGGTCTGTGTGTCTTTTTGTTTGCTAAATGGCACATGCTGATCATCAATCACTTTCAATTGTACACCAGCATGTTGTATGCTCATGTCAAGCAGTTCTCCAAACACACTGTACATGTTACCGGTTAATAGGCCCTTGACTCCACGTTCAGGAGTCACCCGGGCCGCACCCCATTTTTCTAAACGTTCAGGATGCCACATAAAATCAACTTGTACAAAGTCGTGATCACCAATTTGGAATGTAGGATGCCCAGGATGTAGGCCCACTTCTACATAAGATAATCCAGTGTTTATAAATTCGTCAGCCAGTT